CCGGCGCTCCGGTCGTGAAGCCCGCCGACGAGACGGTTGAAAGTTTCGGCGGATGAAGATTCTCTCAAACGCGGTCTGGGAAGTTCTGAAGGAACAGCTCGCCCGTAAGGACGACGAACTTCGCAAGTCTCACGAGCGCATCGATCGCCTGGTCGAAGCGCTGGCGGTGAAACAGAACATCCCGCTGATCATGCCGCAGGCCGAGCTGCCGCGCTTCAAGCCGGCGCCGGTCGAGTCGCTCGAAAAAATTCCGGGATGGTTTGACAACAAGCCGATCCCGAAAATCGCACCATCAGGAGCAAAACCGTGAAACGTTCCATTCTTGCAGTCACAATCGCAGTGTTCGCGCTGGTCGCGGCTGTAACGTTCGTGTTGTGGCCTGGCCACCATGCCCACGCCCAGCAGTACGGCGTCGGAACCGTGGCCGGCGGAGTTACTCCCGTCAACCAGTTTCAGCAATCGGTCGCAACTGGTCTGGCCGGAGCTGTCACCAATCCCGCCTCGAACTTCATCGTGCAAGTCGCAGGCGGCCCGATCTATTACGGCGGTGTGGTCACCGAGGTGGGCCAGTCAACCCTGACCCTGCCGGCGAACTCGACCAACCTGATCGTATTCTCAGGATTCGGGCAGCAGGTCTACTCGAAGCAAGCCGTCACCGGACCCGGCAGCTCGGGAACCAGCGTCGGCGTGCCCACTTCCCTGCTCTTCGCTGATCCCACGCGCGGAGAAATTCCTCTCGCGACCGTGGTCTGCAATGGCACCGCATGCGGCAACGGCGGCAACGGCTCGATCACTGACAATCGGCCGCTGGCTGCGTTTCCAGCTGGCTTATACGTCGGCGGACACCTGAACCAGGCGGCGGCAGGCACCGCAGCGGCAGGTGCGTTCGCCGGGAATGCGACGCTCGCCTCGGGCACTGTGACAGTAACCTTTTCGCAGGCCTTTCAGTCGGCACCGGTCTGCGTAGCTTCCCCGACTACGACCGGGACGTTCACCGCTGGTGCTAAGCTCACGGTCGCCCCGGCGACAGGCTCAGTCGTCATCGCCTCATCTACAGGTACGGATACGGCCGTGGTCGATTGGGCGTGCTACGGGAATCCAAACTAGGAGATTCACTGTGAAAGCTTGCTCCGTTTTGGTTGTGCTCTGCTCCTTGCTGCTAGTTCTCCCGATTCTTGCTGACAATCCCCACGTTCCGGGCGGGACGGTTGTCGTCGCAAAACAGAGCTTCCTTAACCAGACCGGCCCAATTCCCAATACGACGCTCCTGACTCCTGCGGTCGACGGCGACTTCCGGATGTCAATCTATCTGGAAGCCTCATCATTTTCTGCTCCTGCGCCAAACAACGAAGTAAACGTGGTCGGGCAATGGACTGATGACTTTCGTGCCGTTTGCAATGGCATCGATGTCACTGGTCCAGTCGCAACAGTCGACTATTCCACTTCATTTGTCATGCACGCCAAAGCCAACGTTCCGATCCTCGTCTATAGCGGCCCCACTGCTTGCGATGGAGGGCGGACCACAGACACGACGGACTCCTACAACGTGTTCGTCACTCTCGAATCACTTCCCTGATGGGCGGCTTGCTACAGGCGGTGCGTTCTGCTTTCGGTGGGAGCGCTCCGCCTGCCCCTCAACCCGGCGATTCTGGATCCACTCCTGCGAAAGCGGGCGGGCTCGACGTGTCTCAGGCCCTGCAGTACACGCAGGACCGCTGGAACGAACTGAAAAACGCATACATCGTCTACCACCAGGCGATCTGGGAGACGTTTCTCTACTACGCCGGGCAGATGTGGCTCGACTGGGACGACGCGCGCAAGGTGTGGCAGCCCCAGCAACCGAACGACGAATGGGTTCCACGTCCCCGCATCAACCGCTTCTCTCCGACCGTCGACGCCATCGCCTCGAACTTCTATCAACTTCCGGAAGTCGAAGCTGTTGCAAAAAAAGACGACGACCCGAAAGCCCACGCGATCGCCGACATCTGCTCGGATCTCGCGAGCTGGGCGGTGCAGAAGGAAGGACTGAAGTCGCAGCAGGGCGAAAAGCCTGACAAGGTAGGACTAGCCGCGCAGCTCTTCGTGCTCTGCGGGAGTCTGTTCACCCTGATCCGGGTCAACAAGAAGCAGATCGGCGAAGAGCCCCAGAAAGGCATGGGACCGGCCGTCGGCTATCACTGCGCAGTCTGCGACAAGTACACTCAGACGCCCGGCTCCGACAAACCCACGTTCTGTCCCGATTGCGGGTCTCCGGTCGATGCGACCGACACCGAGATGCTGCAGGACCAGCTCGACGACCAGGGCAATCCGATCACGAGCCCGATCACGGAAAACGATTTAGAGCTCGAAATCGGCAATTCGCTGTTCGGGTTTCCCCGTCCAGGCTCGACTTCGATGGACGACACGCCCTATTTCCTCTGGGCGAAGCGGCGCACGCTTGAAGACATCCACTTCCGCTGGAACTTTGAAGCTGATCCCGACGCGATCTGGCCGGACGGCTATTCGGTCACCTACGAGCACTCACTGAATTTCTGGTACACCGGCTACTCGTCCTCGACCACGCAGATCAAAGACAGCTGCATGGTGCTCGAAATGTTCGTGCCGCCCTCGAAGGTGAAAGACATCCCCGGCGGCTTCGTCGCGACCGTCATCAACGACAAAGTGGTGCCCGATGGTACGCAGGCGTGGAGTTTCCCCGAGCATCCCATCACGCACGGCAAGTATCTCGATCTCCCGACGATCTTTTTCGCTCGCAGCGTTTCGTTCGACCTGGTGCCGATCCAGCGCGAGCTGAATGCCTACGAGTCGATCATCAAGCTGCACGCGATGGTCGCCGCCGCCGATCCGGTCGTGGTCGACGCCGATTCGCTGGTCTCTGAAATCACCGGCCGCGCCGATCGCGTCATCAAGTTCCGCCAACTCACTCCAAACACCGAGCCGCCGCACCGCATGGGACACGGCGCGCTCGACGATGGCGTCTACAAGCAGCGCGATAACCTGCACTCGGAATTCCAGAACATCTCGATGGCGGTGAATGCGTTCCGCGGACAGCAGGAAGGCGCGATCACCGCAGCCGCCGCGATCCAGCAGCTGCGCAGCCAGGCTGAGCTGATGTTCAACAAGCCCGCCGCCAACTGGCGCAATCTGTGGCGCGAGACGCTGCGGAAGTACGTGAAGTACCTGCAGAAATATTATTCGTTTGCGCAGCTCGCCGAGATTCTTGGGGCTGATCGTGAAGACGACATCCGCAGCTTCCAGGCCGCGGATCTCGACAACATGGTCGAGTGGGTAGCATCCGACCACGGCCTGCCGCGCACGCGCGACGAGCTGCGCCAGGAAATGATGGTGATGTTCGACAAGGGCGCGCTCGACATCAACGACCCCGCGGTCCGCGAGAAAGTGTTCCAGCTCTTCGGCGAGACCGGGATGATGCAGTCGTTCAATAAGGACGCGACCAACGCGCGGCTGGAAAACCAGCACTTCAAGCTTGGCGCGGGCGAACCCGGCGGTCCCTACGTTCCGCCGCAGATCCAACCCATGCCGGTGATCGAAGACATGCCGGTTCACATTTACTTCCACAAGGACCAGGCGAAATCGCGCGACTTCCAGAAGTGGCCGCGCGAGGCGCAGCAGGCGCTGATCGAGCACATCATGGAAACCCAAGCGGAGATGGCGCAGATGTCCGCGCCGCCGATGCCGCCGCCCGGAATGAAGCCAAAGCCGCAGCTTGGACCTCCGCAAGCCGCAATGGGACAGAATCCGGCTCTGGCTCCGCCCACTCCGGTGCCGTCACCAAGTTTGCAATGAGGAAATCATGAAAACACTTTCGATCGCCGTGCTTCTCGTTCTCGCTTCCCTGCCCTTGTGCGGCCAGCAGGCGCAGCTCACCGCGCCGGATTGCCAGTTCAGCTTTATTTACAACGTCGTTTCGAACACAATCACGTCGACGACCAGCTCTTCGGCGCAACGGCTTCCACTTTCACAGGACTCGTCTGCAGTCGTCGGCTACGACAACCGCCAAACCAACTGCACGACCTGGACGCTGATGTACGCGGCCGACTCCGGACTCTCGGCGATCTCGATCGAGCTCGACCAGGCACCATCGAACGGCGATGTTCCGGGATCGTGGACGACGTGGGCGAACCCGGCACCCGGCACAGTGCAGCCGCTCTCGACCGCGAGCGTCGGATCGGGAAGCTTCTTCGGTTATCAGCCGTGGGTTTCGGTGAACTTCAACTCGGTGACGGGAACCGGCAGACTCTACGGCCGGATTCTCGGATGGAAGCCGCAGGCCGGCTTCGACGTCAGTGCTCCGGGAAATGCTGTGGTGCCGCAGGGGATCACAGGCAAGCCAATTACCACCTCGACTAACACGCAAGTCAAAGCCACACCTGGAACCATTCACACGGTTACAATCACGCAGCCCGGCGCCACCGGGAACTCGATCACCATCGTGGATACTTCCGCAGCCAACTGCTCCGGCGGAACTACTCTGGCGACGATTCCCTCGGCACAACTGGTTGCAGGCATGGCTCCGGTGACGTTGCTTCTCGACGTCGCAACGACGGCCGGTATTTGTGTGATCACGGCGGGCACCACTCCGCCGCAGCTTCTAGTTTCGTTTCGTTAGGCGCATAAATGGGTCGCGACGAACTCAAATCGCAAGCTGAGCCCGGCGGATTTGTTGAGTACGGCCCGGAGCAGCTTCCGAAGGTGGATTCCCAGCGGCGCGACATGTCGCAGCCGGATTTCTACGGGATTCCGATCTTGCAGGACGCGCAGGTGCTGTTCACACGCGCGTCCGAGCTCGGCGGAAAGCCGGCGAGCTGCTACACCTGCACCAAGCAGCAGAAAAACGAGACCTGTTATCTGCTCGGCCCGGAGATCCTGGTGCAAACCGTCGTCGGGCACGCGGATTCCGGTGATCCGATCGAGTACTGGCCGTGCTGTTCGGCGCATCAGTACGGCGAACCTGCCTATGACGCGCCCAGCTACGCCGAAGTGCTGTCGAATCCCGATTCGCTCGGCCTGATCTGGATCAACGCGCCGGACCCAGGCCTCGAATTCGGCGGCGCCAACTGCGGCGGGCTCGAAGGTGGCGATGATTGCGATCACTACCTGGTTGCGGACGGGGAGAAGTGGGAGAACGAGCAAGGAACCTGCCGAGTTCTTCAGCACAGTGTTGCCGGAGGCGATGTTTGCACCGCCTGGCATGACGATGACGAGCTGAGCTGGCAGGAAGCGCAGCAACTGATGGACGGCGATTCGGTTGAGACCGTCGCCAAAAAGAAACTAGCCAAAGAGATCGTAGGGAGAGACGATGACTAAGCACATTCTGAATTTCTTTTTGTTTGCATTCACCATGTTCGCCGCGGGAGCGCCTGCGGTCGGAGGATCGAGTGCTGGAACTGGATCAACCAGTGACCCTGGAGCAGGCAGCGGAAGCAGCGGGGCGCCCGGTGGTAGTGGCGCACCTGGCGGACAAAATCCTAGTGGTGGGGCGCCGGCGAGTGGTGGTACTCCGCCAGGCACGCAGCCTGGACAAGGCACGCAGCCTGGACAGCCGAATCCCTACGAACTCCGGCAATCCTACGAGCAGCTGAAGGCGAAGCACGAAGCGTTCGAGAAGCTCGGCTTCAAGCCGGAACAGATCACGCAGTTTTCCGGCGTCTATCAGAAAGCTTTTGGCGAAGCGCAGGCCATCGGCCGCGAACTCGGCTATCCCGACGACGAAATCGCTGAAGCACTCGCTGAAGATCCCATCCGTACGATCGACTTCCTGCGCAATCAGGCCAACACCGCGCAGCAGGACCGTGTGCAGTCCGGCGAAGCCGACCTGCAGGAGCTGATCCAGCGCGGAATCGAGCAGCAGATGGGTCCGATCCAGCAGCGCGAGAACATACGCATGACGGACACGGCGAATGCACTGTTTGAGCAGACGGTCCGCCAGCTGGCAGTCGATTCCTTTAAGGCAGAAGGCATCGACGTCGGCAACATCCCGCAGGACGAGATGAACGCGCTGATGTCGGCGGCTTCAGAAATCATGAAGTACGACTCGGAAGCGTTGCACTCGCTCAAATACGAAGGCAAGACGGCTTCGGTGCAGAAAGCCTTCCAGGAAGCGCGCACGTTCCTCGACAAGTACTATCTGGCGCGATCGGGACGCGAGAGAACGCGCCTGGCCCCGCCGCGCGCTGGACAGCAAGCGCCGCAACGCACCGGCGATGCGCGCAAGCCGACGCTCGATGAGATCATCGACAACCCCGGCGTGATCAATCAGAAGTACGCCTGAGAAAAGTTCCGACGTATCGCGGCTCGTCCCCGCACTGACGTAAGCGGCTCGTCCCCGCAGGGTCGTATCACGGACTCGCCCACCGTTGAGCCGGAGAAACACACTCCGAAATCACCTCAACGGAGAATCCCATGCTGAAATGGTTTAGCTTCTTCCTGCGCATGTGGCTGAAGATGCTTTGGCCCAGCGCAGTCGACACCACAACGTACCTCCCGGACGCGAAGATCGTTTACGGCGCGATCCAGGAGCAGGTGAGCACGCTGCCGGCGGTGATGAACCTGTTCGGCGACGGCTCGAAATTCGGTAAACCCATCAACAATGTCGGCGTGCGCGGCTATGTGTTTCTCGCCCGCGTGCAGCCCAACTGGAACCTCGGTTATCGGCCGGAAGGCACGACCGGCGTAGGAGCTGCAGGTAACCAGGGACTGACCAACGCGACCGTCACCCTGCGTTATTTCTACGTGCCGATCGTGATCACCGGACAGGCCGAGAACCTGACCAAAGGTGAGTCGCGCGCTTTCATGCAGGCGAAGGCTCTCGAAGCCAAGTTCGACATGAAGGACGCAGTGTCGCACGTGAACGTCGTCGTGATCGGCGCAGAACCTGGCGCCCAGCTCGCGCAGGCGGCCGCTCCCATCGTCGCCGGCACCAGCTTCACCGCAGACAACACCGGATTGCTACCCGGAGCGATCTATCTGCGTGTTGGCATGCCGATCGATGACATTCCGGTTGGCGGCGGCGCTCCGGGTTTCACCAACCAGAAGATCACTGCCATTAACTACACGACTCGCGTCGTTTCCGTGCCGGCTACGGCCGTCGCAGGACACGCGATCGCACTGACGGGTGAATATCCGCAGGTTGCCATCGCCAACGATGGCTGGTTTGCCTCGAACGGCTTCCAGAACCTGGTGAACTCATCCGGCGTAGTCGAAGGCATCGATCCCGGCGTCTTCCCTGCCTGGCAGTCGTATCTGTTCGACAACGGC